TGTTTGGTGATATCTACAGTGAAGTCAGTGGATCCATTGACACCACCGCTGAGATCATTCGGACGTTGGGCGTATTCGCACCTGGTTCGTTTAGCGAATTCATTGATAACACAATGATCACCGATGATGAATCGACCGCAATGTCAGATCGAGCAATGATTGAGCAGTTAATCGCTGATAACGAAACAATCATTGAAGTTCTTAAGACGGCATACGAGAGTGCTGAATTAGAACAGGAGTATGATGTATCCGATTTTCTTGCTGGTCGAATTCATGCTCATAAGAAGCATGGTTGGATGATGCACTCAATTCTTGGGCAGCAACGAATGCCATAAATAGTATCGTAATTCATAATGAGGTGAACATATATGATGAAGCTAGAAGATGTTATTGAGATGTGGAAAAAGGATGCGGAGATTGATGAAATGAATCTTGACTCCGCATCAATTCAGTCAGCCAAACTGCACGCTAAATATCTTGAACTACTATCAGTAGCGAAGCTTCAACTCAAACGACGAGAGATGGAGTTCAAGGTGCTACTTAAGAATAAGTGGTTACACTATCACGGAAAGCTCTCTAAGACAGAGATCGATCAACTTGGATGGAGTTATGATCCTTTGAATGGTCTAAAGGTTCTTAAGGGAGATATGAACTACTTTTTTGATGCTGATAATCATGTGCAGGATCTGCAAATAAAAATAGAGTATCTTAAGGCACTGATTGAAACTCTAGACGAGATCATGCAAAATATTAAGTGGCGTCATCAAAACATTAAAAACATTATTGAGTGGCGTCGCTTTACGTCAGGTTCATAATCCTAAACAACGTAGGAAGCTAAATGGAAACGCAAATAGCGCCCAATACGTTGTACGTTAAAAAGAAAAACAACGTGTACATTACTGTTGAGGCCGAACCCTCGATTCGTAATGAATTGACTGATTTTTTTTCGTTCTATGTTCCTGGGTATAGGCATATGCCGGCCTATAAGAATAAGATGTGGAACGGTAAAATAAATCTGTATGACTCTCGCACACGAGAGTTGTATGTTGGTCTGTTTGCGTATCTTAAGGAATTTGCTAACGCCGAGGGTCGTGAGTATAAGCTCTCTCTTGAGCACGACTCAATGTATGGTTATCCTGAGGTGAACCAAACCGTGGATTGGTCATTTTTGTCTGATATAACCATAACTTCTAAGGGCCAACGCATCGAGCCACGCGACTATCAAATGCAGGCAGTGGAGCACGCGTTGACTCATAAACGCGCTATGCTGATCAGTCCTACTGCCTCGGGTAAATCATTGATCATCTACCTAGCAATGCGGTACTATCTTCTTAACCATAAGAAGCGAGTGCTGATCATTGTGCCAACGACTTCATTGGTTCAGCAGATGTATTCTGACTTTGATGACTATTCACAGTACGATGATTCGTTTGATGTTGGTACCTGTCATCGAGTTTATGCCGGTAAAGAAAAGATAGTCGATAGCGAACGAGTCATTATATCCACATGGCAGTCAATCTATAAATTACCGGCATCATGGTTTTCACAGTTTGGTATGGTGATCGGTGACGAGGCGCACACGTTCAAGGCAAAGAGCCTAACATCAATCCTAACAAAGATGTACGATTGCGAGTATAGATATGGAACAACCGGTACACTTGATGGAACTCAGACGCATAAGTTAGTCCTAGAGGGGCTTTTTGGTCCAGCATATTTTGTAACCACAACAAAGCAGCTGATGGATGCCGGATCTCTTGCTCAGTTAAAGATCAATGTGTTATTGCTAAAATACTCAGACGATACGTGTAGGATAGTTAGTAAGCATAAGTACCAGGAAGAGATTGATCATATCGTCAGTCATCCAAAACGTAATAAGTTTATCACAAATCTTGCGCTGGATCAAGACGGTAACACTCTGGTACTATTTCAGTATGTTGAGAAACACGGAAAGGTACTATACGACCTAATCAAGGAAAAGGCACACTCTCGTCGAAAGATATTTTTTGTTTCTGGTAGCACCGATGTAGACACTCGCGAGCAAGTCAGACATATATCCGAAAATGAAAAAAACGCAATCATAGTTGCGTCTTTAGGAACGTTCTCAACTGGTATCAATATTCGCAATATTCACAACATCATTTTTGCCAGTCCATCAAAGTCTCAGATCAGGGTGCTGCAATCAATCGGACGTGGCTTGCGTAAGTCAGATGATGGACGTCCCACTACGTTGTATGATCTAGCGGATGACTTTCACTGGAGGAGTAAGAAGAACTTTACTCTTAATCATGCGGCCGAAAGAATCCGCATATATACTAAAGAAAAGTTTGAGTATGTAATTCATGAGGTACCTTTAGAATGACAGAACTTGATAGCACCAGCATAAGGCACTTTAAGTTAAGTTCTGGCGACGAGGTGATAGCCTTAGTTCAAGGTAAAACAAAAGAAAATATGCTTGTTGTTGAGTACCCAATGCGAGTGATCGTTACTCTCAATGATCGTGGGTTTAAGTTTGTGTTCACTACCTGGCAACCAATGGCTAAGGATGATATATGTTTCATTAACCCATTACATATCATTTCCTACGTGGAGTGTTCAAGTGACATCAAAGAACAATACGTTCGTATGTGTATCGGATCAGTTGATAACGAAAACGACCATCGACCGATAATCGATGATGATCATGAAGAACCCGATGAATCTACTGATTCTTTCTCTGTTAAAGGATCAGAAACTGTTCATTGATAGTAGTATATTCCCTGCCCGCCGGCGATAATTTATTATATCGTCAAAGTCGTATCTTGTAAAGGACTTTATTCATTATAGTGAATCAAAATCATTACTGTTTATATTTTTAGTAAACTATGATATAATCTAGGAATGTCTATAACATACATGGAGCATTAACACGTGACACATACATCATTTCAATCATAACACCATGAACGATCATACATCATCCTCAAAAAAATCATCTCATTACGTCAACAACAAGGATTTTTCTGCCGTTGTCGTCGAGTATGTTAAATCCGTAAAAGCAGCTGAAGCCGAGGGTAGACGCATACCCGTTGTGCCAGACTACATCGCGGAGTGCTTTCTTAAAATCTCTGAGGGCCTATCCCATAAGTCAAACTTTATTCGCTATACTTATCGCGAGGAGATGGTTATGGATGCAGTTGAGAACTGTCTTAAGGCCATCACAAACTATGATATAGATGCTGCGACCAGAACCGGTGCGCCGAATGCATTTTCATATTTTACTCAGATATGTTATTTTGCTTTCCTTCGTCGATTGGCAAAGGAGAAAAGACAACAAGAGATTAAGCTACGATACATTGAACAAGCTGGCATCGAAGAGTTCATGACCGTTAATGAGAATGGCGAATACGATGAAATTGATCCGCAGTCCAATCGTAATTTTATTGATCAATTACGAGACCGGATTGATCGAGTGAAGGATCATGATCGAGCCATCAAGGAGTTTGCTAAAGGTTCAAAAAAGTTAAAGACCATAGACGATAATATCGATGATCTTGACATTCCTCACATAGACGGAATCGAGCTGTTCATGAGCAATGAAGAATTGGACAAAGGACTTGCCTATGACTAAAGTGGCGATATTAAACGATACGCACTGTGGTGTTCGTAATTCGTCTGATATCTTCATAGACTATCAAGAGCGTTTTTACAGGGATGTTTTCTTTCCGTATCTTGATAAGCACAAGATTAAGACGATCATTCATCTGGGTGACTACTACGACCATCGCAAGTACGTAAACTTTAAGGCCTTGAACGCCAATAGGAAACACTTCCTAGAACCAATGCGTGATCGTGGTATCACCATGGATATCATCTGTGGTAATCATGACGTCTACTATAAGAATACAAACGAACTGTGTTCTCTGAAGGAACTATTGGGTCACTTCACGTCCAACGTAAACATCATCCTTGAGCCCAAGGTTATGGACTACAGCGGGCTTCGTATAGGGTTGGTTCCATGGATCAATAATGACAACTATACATCAATGATGCGATTCATTGAGACTTGTGAGGCCGAATGGCTGGCGGCACATCTTGAGTTGAACGGATTTGAGCTCATGAAGGGTGTTGTGAATACTCATGGGATGGAGGCCGATCCGTTCAAAAGGTTTGAGTCAGTTCTGACCGGGCACTTTCATACTAAGTCACAACGTGATAACATTATGTATCTTGGATCGCAGATGGAGTTTACATGGGCCGATGCTGGTGATCCTAAGTATTTTCACATCATTGACACGCAGACTCGAGACGTTATACCCGTGCGCAATCCAATAACTATCTTTGAGAAGATCCTTTACAACGATGAGGAAATTGATTATAATGAGTTTGATCTGTCCTCGCTTGAGGACAAATTTGTTAAGGTCATCGTTGTCAAAAAGACGGATCCATTTTCATTTGATCGTTTCATTGATCGTATTCAAACCGTAAACACCTATGAACTTAAGATCGCAGAGACCTTTGAAGAATTCATGGGCGATAACGTGATGAACGATTCGGTGTCGGTAGAGGACACAACCGAACTGCTGGATTCATACATTGATGCGGTTGACACACAGCTTGATAAGGATCGTATGAAGGGTCTGATGCGATCGTTATACGTAGAGGCTCAGGTAACGGAGATCGTTTAAGTGCTTTTGTTTAAGTCAATAAGTTGGAAAAACTTTTTATCAACCGGAGACAATGCGATTCGTATCCAGTTGGATCGCTCTCCCTCCACGCTTATTGTCGGCCAGAATGGTGCCGGTAAGTCTACACTGCTTGATGCCTTATCGTTTGGTCTATTCGGTAAGGCGCATCGTAATATTAATAAGGCGCAGTTGGTCAATACGATCAATGATCGCGGGCTAGAAGTTATTGTCGACTTTGATGTAGGACCACATAGGTTCAAAGTCGTTCGTGGAGTAAAGCCAAACAAGTTTGAGATATATCAAAACGATAACCTCATTAACCAAGAAGCCGCATCACGCGATTATCAAAAGTATCTTGAGCAAAATATTCTTAAACTTAATCACAAGTCCTTCCATCAGATAGTTGTGCTTGGTTCAAGTTCTTTCATTCCGTTCATGCAGTTACCCGCTCACATTCGTCGCGAAGTGATTGAGGACCTACTTGACATTCAAGTCTTTAGTAAGATGAATAACCTATTGAAGGAGCGTAATGGTAAACTAAAGGAGGAGATCGCTGACGCATCGTACAACTATGATCTACTCAGAGAAAAGGTAAATCTACAGCGTAAGTACATCAAGGACATCGCTGAGATGAACGAGGAACAGGCCAGAAAAAAACAGGATCAGATTAATGATCTACAGTCAGAGATCATTGAGCTTCAGAATAAAAACGCTGAGTCTAGTGCCTTTATAGAGCAGTATCAAGAAGGATTGGACAATCAGATTAAGAAAACATCTAAGAAACGAACAATGGTGCTTCAGTACGAGGCTCAGTTTAAGACTCAGATCGCACAGGTTGTTGGCGAAGCTAAGTTCTATGAAAACAATTTTGTTTGTCCAACGTGCACACAGGATATTGGTGATGACATACGAATGACTAAGCTTGAGACATCAAGATCTCGCGCAAAGGAACTACAGGAGGCAATGATTCGCGTCTCTCAGGAGTCAGCTTCTATTGAAGTCGATCTTGAGCGATTAAGCAAGACCACTGAAGACATCAGAGAAAAGACATCCAATATACACGTCAATAATCAAACCATTACACGGCTACAAGCACAGATACAAAACATAGAAGATGAAATAGTCGCGATGTCATCAAAGGGCGGTGATCT